GTGGGTACGATCACATCATCACCATACACTAAGAGTCTCTCTCGAGACTCCGCATCCTCGATACCCGCAGTCAACACTGCCCAAATAGTAAGCGCCAATACGGGAAAGCATAACGCTGACCCCATTGGTGCAAACTTATTGAGCTTTAACGTGTTGCCATTAGGTAATAGAGTACTCTGACTCCTAGCTGCCAAGAGACACTTTAATAGTGGCTCCGGGAACAGTAGGCGAACGAGACCAACCGTAACGCGATCACTAGCCTCTTTGAGGTCTAATGTAGCGTAACGACCCGTTTCGGAACCCAAAAGGGCCCCAAACTGGTTCGGTTGTTGGTTTGAGAAGTGAACGTTATCCGTAGTTAACGGATGACGTTCCACATACTTAACTATAGCGTCACCCAATCCTTGCTGAATCCATTGGAAAGCCAATGGTTCGCAGGAGATGAGGCGTGGCCCGCGTGAATCTTTTGGTACGAGTAATACTCGTGCCGAGAGTTCACCATCACCCAGCTTAGAAAAGGCTGGGAATTCATCACAGACATGGCCGAGAGATGCGTAGAAATACGCATCAATCGGGTACTGGTCTGTGAGTCGATTCGGTATGACAGTCCAGTCGTACTTGTTCCAGAGAGTTTCGCGAGTTGCGACGCTTCCTGGTCCATGTCTCGGCTGTATGTCATAAGGATCGAAGTGCCGGAATAACTCCCAAAGGAGTCTTCTAGCACGACGGAGAGTCTTACGCATGATTAAGGGTTTAACCCTTGACCAGTTGATAGGACTCTGATCAACTGTCTCTGCAACTTCGCAGAACAGCTCGTTAATAGAGGTGAGTTCTTGTTCAGTTTCTATAAACTGATCAATAACTTTCCGCTCGGTGTCCGAGTCGTAGGGGAGATTATACTTGTAATAAACAAATAGAATCAACCGTAACGAACGGATGCTAGAAACACAGGGTCTTTGAAGGACCCTACCGTCTGGAGACAGGACTAGATTGAATAACTCTCCGAAAAGTTTCGGGAGTTTACTGTTAAGTTGAGGTTTAAACCCCAAACTAACAGAGTCAAACGTGTCCTGTCCGGCAAGCGCTCTATCGAGCATCTTACCAAGACGGGGGAGAGTTTTCGTGAGAAAACTTATCCCTTCTCGTTCGATACGACTAACAATCTTTTGGATTGTTAAGCGTTTCGCGCGTGGTGTAAAGACTTCGCTGTGTAACAGTTGAATGTCACAAAGTGAAGCGGCGATCAGACCAATAACCTGATCTAGGCTCTTCTTGGATACCATATGGTAGTCCTCCTAGAGCACGTTCATCACTTTGTTATACCTGAGCAAGAACTGTACTAATATCGCATTTCGTCCATAACTGGAAGAAATGCGTCGCCACTAGTGACGATGGTAGCACTTAACTCTCCGAGAGTATCAAGAAGTTCGCCAGGATAAACCTGGTAAACGGCAAGATACGCCGGAATGTTAGTGTTACCTTTCTGTCGCACATAGCCAACAAAGGCTACTTCGCGAGGGCGTGGTCGTGTCTGAGGATTCTTAATAGTAAGAATCTCAAACTCGATACAACCTTCGTGAGGTGTGACCTTTAAATGTCTGCAACCCACTAAAGGGCCAAAGACAGTTAAAGCGATAGTACAGATAAGGAGACGAGAACGTCTATTCATACGGACTTAACCTTTCCCCGGCTTACGCCGGTTAGAAGGTTAGAGGTACGTACGAATGACGAACTCGCCTCCTAATGTCATCTGGCTGCACTTGTCCGGTCCCGTTCAAAGGGAGCCGGCAACCAGAGCCGAAGCACCTGTTCCAGAGCAATCGTATTTAACCGTCGTATCGGCGCCTGTAGAGGCGACGAAACTGACTAAGTTAGCAACGACTGCTTTGATTTCGGTGTCAACTGCAAGATCTCCGATTGGAGCATCAAGCACTGAGTAGCAACTCACAGTACGAGGCACACCCGATACGCCGGCGACAGTTTTGTCGACACGTACCAGGGATCTTCGTCTGAGAGCTGCACCCACACCAGTCTCGGCGTGCGAAACGACGATTCTGTGTGGTGCATTGGGGAGTTCGCCAGCTTTGGCGAAAACCACTTTGCGACCTTCGGTAGAGAGCCGTGCGAATTCAATTTCCGCACCGGCTGCATCTTTGACTTCATTTGTAGTTAGTGATGTTGGTAACATGCAATACACTCACATTAAGCCGTGAGTAGGCGTGTTGTTAACTGAAACTGCTCAATGCGTAATAGCAAGAGCAGTGCCTAATATAAACTCTTTCGGGTTTATACCGCTCACTTGAAGCGAGCTATAAATGTCAGGCATACTGGGCGATCTATAATAGACCGACTCAATACAACTGCCAAGAGGTATCCATGTCGTAGCTGCCACAGGGCAGTTAAGGGTTAGCGTGTGTGACAAAGTCAACGCACGCACGACCTTAAACGATGAAGAATACCGATGTATCACTGTTCTCGGTTTCATGTTAGGACTGTCAGCATTCCTCTTTAACCACTGGCTTACGCCAAGGACCCAGTCGACTATAAAACTCCATCGTATGGCATTCCAAAGGATACTCGGATTGAATCCGATTCCTAAGGTGTCCATAACGGAGAGTACGCGTGCATTTGCACGCTGGTAGTCGGTAAGGGTGTAGGAATACTGCATCTGCGCACGAAACATAGGCACACCCATAAACGAAGTTATACGGCGAGCTTTCTCGTACCCGCACAGGTATTGAACCTGGTTGGGTCCGTGGAACTCGTCGTTTGGCTCGTGTATGCTTGTGAGCGGAAACATATAATATGCATTCCGTGGTTTGCCTTCCCCAGCAAGCAGATTATTAATCTGCCTGTCGAGGCCCTTGAATTGACCAATGGTCTTGTCAAGGTCATTAAGTAACGGCATGATGTTGAACTGCGTTTGCAGTAAGGCATCAGAGGCCGTTTTGGACGTACTCTTGAGGATCTGACAAAGAGACTTGCCACTTTTGACAAGTTTCTTCCAGTTCTTCACAGAAGAAGAGAGTTCCGCCATGGAATTCTCAATCTTCGAGAGACTCTTCGGTAGGGACTTGAAGTCCCTAAGTTCAAGTATGTTGTTTAGTAACGACATACCGGGACGTACACCGGGTAGCATGCTTTGCAAGCTATTCGAGATGTACTTCTCCCAATCCACAGGCAGCCTCACGGGTGTCTGTGTATCGGATTGAGCGAAGAGTACCGGCAAACCATTATTAGGTGTGCCGATAGGTCCAAACGCGCCAACTTGATCCCAACCCCAGTCAACTAGACTGGTGTCCCATCTCCACCAATCCGTCGG